GATCTGTTCCAACATGGTTTATACTCGCGCCTCACCCTATCGGCTCGAGTGTTAGAGTCTTGTCCCGGAACTGGGGAAGGAATCGAACCTCAAACGCCCCCCGTGTCATAGGGGGCCCCGCACCAGCGGGAGACAATGTATTGATGCGCGGCGTGGTTAAAACCGCGAGCAGCTGGACAAGCCGCATTGTGACTTAGAGAGATAGCCCTGCAAACAACCCTAGAACTTTGTTCGCCATCTTGGACTTGGCCGCTTCAACGCCCTTAAGCATCATGGACCGGACACCCCCGGCTACGAGGCTCGCCTCGTGCTTGGCGGCTTCGGCAACGGTGCGGATGAGTGGGAGCTGGGCAACAGCCTGCAGCACCCCGTGCTTCTCCTCAGGAGAAGTGGAGGCCGCAGGCATAGAGCCAGTCGGCACAAAAGCACCGCCGCCCGAGCCAAGCTGCGGGAGGGCCTCGATATGGTAAATAAGCTGGAGTTGGCCGATCACGGTGCTTGCGGGCAGCCCACTCATCTGAACCAAAATGGTGGACCAGCCCGCGGTCTGCACGCGACTCGGCGTGATGGTGTTGGCGAACGTAGTTACGTTGGCCCCAGGGGCGGCAAGCCCCTCGGTTATGCTAGTGGTTGCCGTCTCCAACCAGTCCTCATGACGCGGGCTCGAGATCGGCATGTTGATGTCGGCCCCGCCTTCCGCGAGGATCTCCGCGAAAGTAAACTCGCGCTTCTTGGGGTAGCTCTGGATGGCGGAAGAAATGCCAGTACCGTCCTGCGGGACGTCAAGCGCAGCCCAAAACTGCGAGGCAGTAGTGCCAGCGGCACAATACGCGGGGTAGTACTCCTCTGACGGCGTGGCGGCAACATAGCCATGCCCAGACGTGGTGGTGAACGACGTTGTCGGCCTAAACCTAATGCCTACGGAAACAACACGGTAACGGGCGTAGTTGTTGCTAAAGACGGTGGGGTCGTTGATGGCATAAACGTTAACCGGCATGTTAGTACCGTTGTTGAGAACGCCACCGCTGATTAGCCCGTAGCCGCCCTGAGTGAGCGCATAAAGCGGGTTACCGGTGATCATGAACGCCATCACGCCGCCCGCGGACGACGTCAGAGAAAACGAAGTCTGAAGGGCAGCTGTCGTGACGGCGAGGGGGAACTGAGTAAGTTGACGTGCCCCCCGCGCCTCCGGGGCGAACGGGGACACCTGGGAGAGCGCGAAGTGATCCGCCGGCGTGTGCTGAAGACTCTTTGGGACGGGCTGACGCGCGACCCGACGCATCTTCGGCACTGGCTTCTTGCGCTGTGGTTTGTTGACGCGGGCGCCCTGCACCTGAATGACAACCTTCTGTTGAGCCTTCTGCCTCGATTTGGCCATAACAGCAAGCCAAATGATGCACAAAAACCGAAACTGATAAGCTCGGAATGTTACCTGGTCCAGGTATGCAAGGCGGTGACGCTTAAATGTGTGCAGTGAGCCGGCACCAATCCTCATGGACCGTGAGGTCCTCGAACAGATCACAAAGCCGCAGGATGCGCTCGAGCGTGATCTGATCGCTGATGGTGATGCCGTATGCCTTCTCGAAAGCGAGCCGTACCGCCATAGACGGCTCGTGACACCTTGTGTTGCCAGAGTAGCTGAACCTCTCTTCCTCGGTCATGCCCTTGGTTTGTAAGCCAAACGCGAGCGCGACCCGCGCAGCGTAGGCCCACATGACTGGTACGCCACTGTACCTGTCTACAAGCGCGCATGCTCTAGCGGAGGCGCGCCGACGGTAAGCCTTGACGTTAGCCAGGCCGTAATCAGCGCACCAACCAGCTTTCAGCAAAAACCGCTTGAACGAGGGAAAGAAATAAAACTGCCCGTAGCTCTCGATGACAACCCCACCCACAATGGGGTGACCCCGGGCCTTGTCCAAGGGCCCGCAGTCTTCCAGTTTCCACCGCTTACGCAGGCGGAGTCCGAAGTCACCGATACTCTGCTCTGTGAAGAGCCCGCGGGCCGCACACGCGCGTGCAGCCGCGGCCTTGATGATCAGTGCCGTGTCGTCACCCTCGGCAACGATGGCAAACTGATGGTACCTAAGACCTAAATAGCAGGTGGCCCAACACCATAGTCCGAACACCGAAACCCAGTAGTTCATGACGCTGGTGTGCGGCACACCGGAAAGGAGAGAAAACACATACAAGCCAAGCTTGAAGAACCGAGTAGTGGTCGTCGCGAAGACCCGACTAACAATGCTCAGCACATAGCCTGACAAAAGCCCATAAGAATACAAAATACCGATGAACAGCGTCTGATCGTGTTCGACACAATTGCCATCACGGGCCGTGTCGTCAAGACAAACGACCCACACATCCAGCTGCGGGTCGACAGCACGGGCCGCCCGGACGATGGGCTGCCACTTGTCCTGCGTCTGCACGCCCTTGAAGGTCATCTCAGTGAGAAGCATTTCCTGTTCAAGCGGTTTCGTCGCCACACGCATGGCGACGACATCTAGTGTGCTTGGGTTGAAGATGTTCCTGGGCGGCTTCCCGGCGCGAAGCAGCTCAAACTTGACGAACATCGTACCTATCCACCTATTAGCACAATCCCAAAATCCCCTACCCATGAAAACAGCGGCAACGGCTTCCTTATACGACCTGCCTTTCCTCCCTGATTTCTCGAACGCAGCCGCTACGACCTCCTCAGGGGTGGCCGGGAACAGCTGCCTCGCACGCCAGCGGGCTGCATCGACGGTGCCGGTTCTGAGCGCCTGAAGAAAACCGGTGATCCACTTAGGCAGGTCTGCATCGGCGTTCTCGACTGGGACTTGTTCCGGTAAGTTCTTGGAAAAAGCGCCCATCTCGCTCTGCCCGTGTTTGGTCTCCCAC